CTTCATCTGCTACCTTTCGTATTTCCTCATCCGTTAGTGTTTTTGCTGGAACGCAACTACATTGACTAGGAATCCTATGGCAGTATTTACAAAAGGTATTTTGGTTCATTTCTCTTGTGCCTTTCTTAGCGGTTCAATGGTTACTGTTTCCCACTTAACTTCACCAGTTTTGGGGTTTTTCCAACCATGTTGTGTATAGATTGCTGGATATGCACAAGATGGATGCCAATCAACCCTAGATTTTTGTACCGCAACTACTTCCAAATCGGTTTGCGTATCTCTCATATATCTTTGCACTCTATTATCAAAGCTATACACATCAAAGCAATTAGCAAAGCCAAAAAACGAATTGCGATAATTAAATAATCAGCCATTCTCTTGTGCCTTTCTTAACTTTTACCAACAAAATAACCAATCGTATAAAACACAATGGCTACTACCATTGGATGCCGTAAACAACGACCACTAAACCACCAATCAAATATTTTGTTCATTTTTTTGTGCCTTTTTATGTTCAAACCAAGCCTGAATGAATCCGCAAAGAAATGCACCAATGATTCCTCCAAGCAATACACTAACTATTTCTAAATAACTTAGGCATATCATTTCTCTTGTGCCTTTTCTGTTTTAATAGCAAAGAAATTACCGACAATTTCCACCTTCTTTCCTTCCCAGTTTTTCCTAAGATATTTTTCACGTTGCTCATGCCGTTTGATGACTAACTGCTTTTCTTCTTCAGTCCAATCTTCTGCATCACCCGACACCATAAAGTCGTATTTAGTCATTTCTCTTGTGCCTTTCTTAGTATTGCTCTAGCAAACCCAACATCAAGCGTTGTCCAATCTCTTTTCCAAAAATCTTCGGTAATCTGCCATATTTCCTCATCTGTTAGTGTCTTTAATTGTGGTGAGCAAGTGTGAATAGAATCGCCTGTAACTCTTTGCCCACAATCTAAACAAACAGTCCACGCTAATGGTTCATTTGCGTTCATTAGCACCGCCCATCCATGTCAAGTTCTTCCGCTTCTTGTTGCGCTTTGAATCCCTTTAACAACATAGCGTTTAAACCCCATTCCAATAGCAACTTCAATCCCTCTTTGTCAAATTCAACATGGGCATTGGCACTACCATCTTTGTTTTCTTTTACTTTAGTTACTTGTATTTTCATGCTTCCACCGCCTTTGCAACTTGACTAGCTACTTCTAGTACATACTTAATATCATTAGGACTTAACTGACCCATCAACTGCAGTATTTTCATTACCGCAACATCGTTGTCTAGTGTTCGTGGGGGTACTAAAGTTTCAATCATTTACAACTCCACATAGTTAAACTCGTTTGTCGGAACATCAAAGAACATTTCCCCTGATGCAACTTTTACATTTCTTACTTCTCGCAACGGATACTGCTTTATAAACTTCGTTTCTATCCAATACGCATGTTTCATATCTTTAGTCAGCGCAAAGAATAAAGTGTTGTCTCCAAAGAACTTTTCTTTTCTTTCGGGCACATGGATGGTTGGGTAGGGGCAGTTCGGACTCCATTGCCTAACTTCAACTTCAATCGACCCAATCTGTTTATCGCCGTTCATCACAAGCAAGTCTACACCATACTGATCGTCGTTAGGGATAACTTCCACATCACACTTCTCCCAAACAAATTTAGCTACCGCCTCTTTAGCGGGTTCATCATACTTGTCGTGTATGTCTTGCTCAAATGGTTTGCGATAGTGCCAATTCATAAATAGTTCCAAAGCTTTCCAAATAAGGTTTTGTGTTCTTTTGGTTTTTCAAATACGTCGGCGTATTCTTGTTGCAACGCTTTCAAGTGGGCTTTCATATGTTCTGCACCTTCAAGAGTTATCGTTCCTGTTGAGGTGCTATACGGTGTTGTCGTAAATTGCCCTAGGGTCTGACCAGCCGAAAGTGTAACGTTTCCCCGATTGCTGGTGAACCATTGCTTTCCCAAGCTACCCTCGTCTTCCTCTGAACCCATAAGTTCTTTCATTACTTGGGCAGTAAATTGTTCTTGACGCATAGCATCAAAAGCTTCTGCAAAAGCATGTATATCCTCGGGGTTTAGATTTTTTTCGTATTTGTCTATCAATACTTCCCACTTGTTTTTCCCTTGCGTGCGTGGGTTACTGTAATCAGGTTGAAATTCCTCAGGGTGAGTTTTCATTCGTTCGAGAATTATTTTCATGCCATCATTCATTATTACTCTCCAATAAATTTAGACAACTCTTCAAACTTAGCGCCTCTGACCAACTCTTTACTACGACCATCGATTTGATGAATCTTTAAAATCTTTTTGTCAAGCAAAGCTTTGATGTGCTTTCTTGTGGTAACTTGCGTGGTTCGCCAAAAGCCTTCGCAAATTTTCATGATAGTAGCCTCACCTTCTTGCGTTAGGACAAAGTCCAGCACCAGCAAAGTCATGGGGTTCAATCCGTATTTATCCTGAACCGCTTTAATTCTGTTTACAAATCGTTCTAGTTTCACTCTTCTCTCCTTAATGCGTAGTGAGCAACATGCCCTGTTCTATATTTAATATAAATTGTGTTGTCCCGCTTCAACTCAGCTATATACCATTTGGTCTGACCTTCGCTTAACCTAAGCAACTTCATCATGCCCTTTATCGTAAGCGCATACCTTTCGCCCATTATGCGAATCAAACGCTTCTTTGTTCCATCACTCGGCTTCGATCTTTCCATTTGGTTCCTCGTCGCATCTTTCAATCAAAGCCGCATATCCACAAATATCTATTAAATTGTCTTTATGGTCGGGGTCATTGGCAAAGCGTGCAACTTTAACTAACATCATTAAAGCGGCAACATCTTTAGCGTTGAGTTCTCTGTTGTTTGTATTTTTTGTATATGCGTTCCACATGGTCGCAATAGTCCCTAAGTTCTTACTCGGGTGTCCGTAAGTCTTCTCCCTGTCCCCATAGATTATGTTGTGGGCTTCCTTGAGAATCGTCATTTGTTTTCCTTTTCTTACAAAAAATTGTTTCAAAGTTTTTATCAAATACTTCCATCGGCACACCTAAAGGTCTTGGCGCATCACCTTTTCCACCATCACGCTCGCTCATCATTGCTCCTTAATAAATCGTAAATAATTCCAGCTTGAGGTAAGCTTATTTTGAGTAGCATCTTTAAATGTTCTATCCCATGTTCATTGACCGCAACGGCAATACCACCTGTGTTCATGATGGTTGCGAGATTCTTCTCTTGTAGCGCAGTAAGTTTGCCTTTGCCCGCCTTACACTCAATACCAATAAAGCGTCCAGCAAGGCAAGCAACAATATCAGGAACCCCACTGGCGCCATAGCCACTAGCAACAGGATAAAAGTGATACGCTCCCACAGCTTTAAGGGCTTTGACCACTTCATTTTTGACTTTCTTCTCGGGTGTCATCGGCACTCTTTCTCAACTTATATAGTTCGTTATATTCTTTTGGATTCAGATAAATCGTATACATACCGCCAAATAACTTTCTACCTATGCCCATGATTACGGCTTGGTAAACATCCATTACTTTGAGGAGTGCAATGCGTTCATGCACAAAGAGGGGCATGTGGTCATAGCCCAAAAAGGTAGCTTCACAACTGCTATTATTGTTCAGCATTGCGTATTGAATCTTCCCTGTTTCATCAACATTAACACCAAGCGTATAATTTTTTCTTGTCATTTTTATTTCCTACTTTACCCATAATATATAGCACATTCATAAAAACATCAAGGGGTTTGTAGAAAATTTTATTGGGATAAACCCTCAATCCAAAACTCTTTATCGCTGGCTTTGAATCCGACATGAGGAACCATCTTGCCGGCATCCATCATGCGTAACATACCAACTTGTTCCTGTATGTAGGTAGGGGACTTGTCAATGGATTCATATATCTGCACCCCGCTATCCTTGCTTGGTGCATTGGGTAGGGTTGTGATTGTAACGGAATCATCATTACAGATAAATACATGGATACGGCTAAACTTCTTGTTGCGTATTTCTTTATACGATTGGTATGCTTCAACACCTTTGTCATATACATTTTTAAACCTTTCTGTCTGTGGTTGAACCCCGATTGCTTTTAATCTACAAACTTCTTCTAATATATCGTCAAAGTCTATATTGTTTACTGTGCGTCTAACATTCCTATACATGTCCGACTGCCACGCATCAAATGCTTGGTCTGCTTGTTTCAGGGTTCTATTGGCAATCTCTTGGGCAGTAAATGGCTTGACATATTCTTTCATATACTTAAACAACTTCTTGGGGTCGCTAGTTCTGCGGGTATGGTAGTCGTCGTTATAAGCCGCATATTTATCGTTCTGAATTAGCCTAGACTCTACTGTGTATTGTATCTTGCCATCTTTTTCTTCCCACCAAATCATCGCTGGCATGTTCTCTTTGTTATATCTATCCGTTTCAAAACGGCTATCCACAAATCCCATGACATTACTATTCTTAGTGTATTTAGTTTTAAGCTGGTAGCGACTCACTTGCACCTTACGAAAGTCCATGAGCAACTGCTTTATTACTGCGTCTTCTAAATCATCTAAGTTTTCTATCAACAGCATTGCACTCTCCTTTTATTAACACCTGTTAATCAATTACTTTCTTACTTTCATTGGTTACTCCTGACTCCACAGTTCTTACTACATATGGGTATTCCAA